TATCGGGATAGTGCAGACCAATGCCAGTATCGTGCCCGACCTCACCCAATCGCGTGACCTTGGATCGGCCAACAACAGATTCCGATCACTGTATTTTGCCGGTAATATCGATACCACCGGCGATATCACGGCCGGAAACATCGTTCTTTCTGGGGGGATATCTCTAGACGGAGATATCACGGTCAACGGGAATCTCACGGTCAACGGCACCACACTCACTGTCAACGTGGCCAATCTGGACATCTCGGACAAGATGATCGTCATAGCCAATGGTAGCCCCAACGCACAGTCGGCCAATGGCGCTGGGATCACCATAGATGGTGCCAACGCATCTATCACTTATCTGTCAGGGCCTGGGGTACTGGAGGTCAACACGCCTTGGAGGATCTCTTCCCAGGGCAATACCTGGGAATTCAACGATAATCGGATGGCAACGCCGGCTGGTGGTTTTTGGGTGAGCCGTGAAGATCTACGGACAGAGTATATCAACAGCCCAGATGACGGGTTCATAAATCTCATCGCTTACAACCACGGCAATCTGGCCAGCGAGCTTTACATGGAACACGGATTCGTGCGCATCCGTGTAGACAACGGTGGACCCGAACAAGACTGGCTATTCAATCTAGATGGTACCATGTCGGTGCCCGGTGACATCATCCCAAGCGCCAACGGGACACAAAATCTAGGCAACTCGACTAATCGATGGGCAGAACTTTGGGTCAGTGGAAATCTGTCTTCGGGAAACATTTCGGCACTTGATGTTTCCTCGAGGAATATATTCAATTCGCTGGGGGTCTATGGGCAATTTGGTGGATTCACAGGATTAAATGGCCGAGGTATCGATGCCATACAGGCCGGGGTCCTTGGCGGGACCTTCTTGGGCACCGATGTCATCGCCCAGTTCACCGGTAACAGCAATGCCTATACACAATTTAATTTCCAAAATATCAACACAGGCACACAGGCCAGCACAGATTATGTGATCACGGCCAACAACGGCAATGATACCACGCACTTCCTTAACATTGGCCTTACCAACAGCAACTGGGATGGCACCCAGGACAACAGCTTGGGAAATCTCCTGGGCCCCAATGATGGATATTTTTATATACAAGATGGTAATCTCGCGATAGGAACGAAATCTGGAGTTGATTCTTTTGTTTGGAAGTTTGATACCACAGGGAATGTCTCTGCCGACGGCAACCTAATTCCTGCGGCCAATGGGGTATATAGTCTGGGAAGTTCAACCAACTACTGGTCAAATCTCTGGGTGGCCAACAACACCATCTATATTGGTGGTGTGCCCTTGGGTGTGAGTGGCAACGTGCTCACAGTTGATGGTCAACCCTTGCTCAGCAATGACAGCAATACTTCTATATCAACCACGGGCAACATCGTGGCTGAATCATTTGCAGGCGATGGGTCACTGTTGACCTCAATCACCGGAGCCAATGTCACTGGACTGGCCAACGTGGCCACTTCGGGCAATTACAGCGACCTATCTGGCACACCTTCTAATGTATCGGCATTTGCCAATGATGCTGGTTATATCACGGCCAATGTCACTGGCGACATCAGTGCCACGGGCAACATCGCGGCCGACTATTTCTTTGGAGATGGCAGCCAACTAACTGGAATTGAAACTTCAACAATTTTCAACGGCAACAGCAATGTAGAGATAACCACTGCCAATGGCAATGTTGTTGTTAGTGTCGATAATGATGTAGCATCATGGACATTTGCCACTGATGGCACAATCTATAGCAAGCCAGAAACAAATTATAAGGTTATTGCGACTGACCCCAACGGAAATAGTTATGTGATATCACATGCTATCAATGATGGCGCCCAAGATTTAACACGAACAAGTCTTAATTACGATAGTTTCAACATCGAAACAGACCTAGCGAATGGTGGCCACGAATGGAGATACCAAGGTAACACCTTACAAGTTACCAAAAACTCTAGAGTAACAGGCTATAACTCAAATGTAGCTATACAGTCAATTTATGGTGGTGATCGTGGCACAGCAAGTTTACAATCAGTAAGCAACGAAAATGATTCTAACATTTTTACTACATTTGATGCTACAACAACTGGCGCTAACATTTCAGTATACAATGGTGGCTCAGTTGGCGGCACTGGATATACTTGGAGATTTGACAACACTGGTAACTTATCTGCTCCGGGCAACATCAATGCCGAAGGTACAGTGACTGCTGATGGCCTGGTCATAGACACAGTGGCCGGCATCACTGTGCAGTTTGGTGATGTGGACATCCAGGGAACCACGGGTCTGGGCGGCAACATCAATGCGGTAGGTGCCAACATATCTGGCAATGTCACTGCTGATTATTTCATTGGCGATGGATCACAACTCACAGGTCTGCCTGCACAATACAGCGACGCCAATGTATCTAGTTTCCTGTCTGCATTTGGATCCAACAACATAGTGACCACTGGCAACATCACCGCTGGTAACTTGAGCGGCAACATATCAATCACCGGCAACGTCACAGGCACCAGTGCCAATGTTACTTTGATAGCCGGTTCTTATTCATATGTTTTTGACAACACTGGTTTAGTTGCATTTCCCGTTGCATATAAGACAACACCTGTTGTTGTCAATGCATTACCCAATGCTGCAACGGTAGGGGCCGGTGCTCGCGCTTTTGTGACTGACGCAAACAGCACAACATTTGGTAATTTGCTTGTGGGTGGTGGCATCTACTATCTTCCGGTGTTCTCCAATGGCGCAAACTGGTACATAGGCTGACAATGATAATACAAGGCGTCACACTCCAGGGAGTAACAGTGGTTGACAATTCTGCCCCTGCGCCTATTCTTTATCTTGATGCCATGGGATATTCAGGATCAGGCACTACCTGGACAGCAGAAGACGGATCCAACGCTACTTTGGTCAACACACCTACATATGTGGCTCCTGCCCCCACATATTTCAGTTTTGATGCAACAGCATCAGAAAAAGCCACGGTTCCCGATCTTGGTGATCTCAGTGTCTGGACTATAGAAGCCTGGTTTCGAGTGACCAGTAGTCTGTCAAATTCAATCACCGCAGTGGTCTGTAATGAATATAATCTCGTAGACAGACTGAATTTTTCCATGGGCAACAATCAGGCTCCCGGAAGCCGTAATATCTGCGTGGGATTTTACGATGGTACCTGGCGAACAACCACAGGTTTTGCACCCACGCTTGATACTTGGTATCACTGTGTGGGTACCTATGATGGCAGTACTATCAAACAGTATGTAGACGCTGTATTAGATACACAACTCAGTTATTCGGGGACACCACAGAGCGGGGGAGAAGTACGCATAGCGGCTCGATGGGATAGCCAAGTGGCCCCGGGAGATTTCTTTCCAGGTGACATCGGATTGATCCGCATCTGGGATCAGGCCCTCACAGCCAGCCAAGTACAAGACCTATATGATGAGAATGCGGATAGATTCAGCAACAGCGTGGTCACATCCAACTTGGTGGCTTATTATGATCCTGGGTTAGTGGCCAGCTATCCCGGCACAGGCACCACACTGACCAATCTCTCTGGCAGTGCCCCAAACGGTACGATGAGCAATGTCACTTGGACAGATCCCTATTTTACATATAACGGATCAAATTCTACTGTAAGTATAGCCGATTCGGCTGCTCTAGAACCTGGATCGGGAAGTTGGACCATGGAGGTATGGTTTAATGTAGCATCCGTGCCTACCAGCAACGTGATCCTGGGCAAGTTTGACGATGGTGGATTGGCACAGGATGTTTCGTACTCTATACGCACCAACACCAGTAGGGGTCTGTTTGCCCAGTTCAGTAACGGATCTCCCGCCACCTTCGTCAATTCAACATCTTACACCATCACGTTGGGCACATGGTACCAGGCAGTGTATGTGTGGACCAACAGCGGCCTGACCAAAACCATCGACACATACATCAACGGCACATTGATAGGCACAGTGAACCATACATTTACTAGCCTATTGAACGCCCCCAATCCCTTGTATCTTGGCAGTTATAACGGTGGAGAATTCTCACAATGGCTAAATGGCAGTATTGGTATCGTCAGACTATATAATACCGCTCTATCTGGTTCCCAGGTGCTGGAAAATTACAACGCTAATCGCGGATTATACGGCTTATGAACACACTTCGAGTAGCCATGTTTGGATTATAAAATGCCCACATTCATCACCCCTTACTCCGGCACAGAAGAACTCACAGCGTCCAACGGGTTGGAAATCGTCACATCAGGCCTGTGGCGATTCAGTCAAGCAGGGTATAATGACGGAGCCACATTTGGTCTCAGCATGACATATCCCAATCCTCAGTCTGGCGGTGAGTTGTATCTACAGGCACAAGGGTGGCAGATACCTCCCGGATCTGATCTAACAAGCTACACCGATCCTGAAACCAGTATCACTTATCCGGCCTCGGCATGCCGTATCATTATCACAGGACGTTGGATTATTCCTCGCAGTCCCAACAGCAACAGTTTCAACAGCACCGGAGTGATCTATACCGGAGGAAAAACCGAAACCGATCTTGGCGATAGAAACATGGGACCCATATATCTCTTGGATTATGAGAGCCCCCCAGCGACCTACATCCGGCAAGGATCAGCGGTCACAGGTGGTGCTCAAGATACTTTTTCTGGACATGTTTTCTATTGTCGCGTCACTGAATCAGCTACTTCAGACAACAGCAACAAAGAATACCAAAGCAATAGTATAGTACGTCCTGCTTGGGTGTACACTTATACCAAGAGCTGGCAGATCAGTTAGATAGTGAACGTTTTTAGGAAACGCTGTATCTGGACCGTTACCGGTTGCCATTGATCCATCGCCGGCTGACGGAACAATCTCGCAGTAGGATACCACGGGCTGTCTCCACGCCCCAACAACCAACGCCAGTCTAATCCATAATGATTTAACATTATCCACGTGGGACGGCCCATGGCCGCCGAAAGATGACTGACAGCGGTGTCTACAGATATCACTACATCTAGATTGGCGATCAGAGCGGCGGTATCACTCATGTTTTTTATAGTACCGGGATAGAGGTCAACACCGGTCGCAGCCAGAGCTTGGCTTTCTTCCTCAGAGGCATCTATCTGTAGATTGATCCATTGGTATTGAGGATTTTGTTGGATCATTTCTAAAATCACAGGAAACGGAACTGATTTATGTTTGTTGATCCAAGTATCTCGCCTACCAGACCAACTGATTCCTACCCTCATGCGTGTCTTGACGCCCAGGCGTCCTTGCCAATCTCGAGAAAGCTGGGCATTAGATGAGATGTAACTGATAGGGGAGTTGAGATTTTCTAATGTCAACCCTAGCACGCCAGGTATGCTCATCATTGGCACCCAAAAATCAAAGGCCGGCAACGGTTGATCGTATCCCAGGGTAGAGATCACAGTCTCGTTGGTACCAAACAGTGGAATCAACGGATTTGGAACCAATAGTATCACACGACCACCTTGCTGACCTATTTCTCGGATGAAGCGGACGAACTGGATACAATCTCCCAGTCCTTGCTCGCCCATGATCAATAAAGTCTTTCCTTCCAATGACTCTCCTTGCCAGCGTGGCTGAGAAAAGTTAGGCAACAACCCTTTGAGATGCTCAAAATTCCATCGTTGTTCATATTGTGCCCAACCTCGTTTGTAATCGCCCATGAGCAATAAAGCCACGGATAGATTAAAATTGGCCTGTTCGTGGGAGGGATCTAATCTCAAGCAATGTTCTAAAAAAGGAATGCTGCGACCAGGATGCCCCATCTCACGCAGGACATTGCCGTAGTTGTTCCAGGCCGCGGTATGATCGGGATTGGCCACGAAAACTTGTGCATAGCATTGTAATGCGAGGTCTGGGCGACGTTGCTCTCGATATTCGTTGCCTTGTTGTATTAATAGTTCTAATTCCATAGGGATATTTAAACCGCAGATATTATGATTGTAGATTTTGCTAAATACTTTACGCATCCTGCGTTTATGCGGTCTAACCCGCCGCGTAGTGGCTAGAACCCACATCGGACTTCTTTATAGGAGAAAAAAAATGGGACGTCCCCTTAAGATTAAAAAAACCACGACTAAAGACGTGGGTTTCAACAGTTTTGATGAATTAAACAGCCCAGTATTTCCCAATACCATGACATCCACTGAGTTTTTTGGCGTGGTTGGTGGTGACGATTCTGCTGGTACATTGGCTACCGCCACGTATCCCACAGTGAAAATCCGCGTGAAGATTGGTGCCAATGCTGAAGCGGATGGTTCAATCATCCGCCAGAAAGGCTCAATCAAGTATCTGGTCACAGATGGTACCAACACCGGAATCTGCGTGCTGGCAGATCTAGACGATGGTGCGCTGACCAACGGCACCATGACCATCACCATGGATGAAGGCGACAGTACACCCAAGCGCATCTCTAAGCTCACCAACAAGTGGGCATTAGATTTCACCGGTGGTCCAACTTACTCAGCATCTGCAGTGGTGCAGCGTATCCGCTATCTAGCCAACTTCTTTGATGGTGGTTCTACCGCACAGAAATCTGGTACAAAGAACGTGCCCAACACAGCAGCACAACAGAACATCGTCACGCTGGGCTTGGTCGAGAACAATACCTAACCAGTTCTTGCTCTCACAAGAATCCTCTCTGCTACATACAGAGAGGATTTTTTATGGCTGCTTTTGTTCTAGGAAATGGGGTAAGTCGTCAAGGGATCGACGTGGATCTCTTGATTTCTCGCGGTGCCGTGTACGGTTGCAATGCCTTATATCGCACACACCGACCTTTAGTTTTGGTAGCCACAGATCGGGCAATCGCTGAAGAAATACAAACCACGGGCTATGCCCATCAAAATAGATTTTATACCCGTAGGCCTGTGCCCAATTCTGGTGCGCAGATTATTGAACGGGCTTATCATGGATTTAGCTCTGGTCCCGTGGCCATAAGCATCGCTGCACGCGACGGAAATCAGCGCATCTATCTCCTGGGATTTGACATGGGAGACATTGGCGGGAGATTCAATAATATCTATGCAGATACTCCGCATTATAAACCCAGCTTTGCAGAACCTACCTACACTGGAAATTGGATCAAACAGATAACTCGGGTATGCCAGGATTTTCCAGATCAACAGTTTTTCCGTGTACATGGACCAACTACCGCAAATATCCCAGAATTCCAGTCAATCCGTAATCTGCGATCCTTGGCCGTCGCGGACTTCCAAACCCGGCTAAATACAGGCGAGGAACTCTAGATGTCTACATATAAAAACATCAGCGGCGATTACACCATCACAGTCGACAACGGCAACGGTCTCATGACGGTCAACGGCAACTTGAACGTCAAGGGTAATGTAACTTATATTGACGTCAATGAACTCAAAGTTGAAGATCCGTTCATCACAGTGGCTGCTAACAATTCTGGATCGGGATCTGGTGCTGCATTTCCTGAGCAAGGGTTAGTAGCACAGACCGGAACAGGCACCTATGCCGGATTGAGATTCAATAATCCCACGAATACTTGGCAGATCAGTCCTAGCGTCGATGCCAATGGTGCTCCCCTCGTGGCTTATTTTGACATAGCATCAGCCGGCGCAGCGTCGCCGGGTGCACCAGAAAACGCTGTACAGTTTAATGTAGGTAACAATTTTACTGGCAGTGCTAATTTTGTGTTTGACACTGGAAATGCTGTCTTAACATTGTCCGGTACACAAATACTGGGTAACATCGGATCAGCACCTACAGCAGTAGCTAATTCTGTAGCGGTGTATCATAATCAAGTGGGTGGCGGCGGCACAGGACTTTATGCTAAAACTTCGTCTACCAACGGTGAGCTAGTCAACAAATCCAAAGCGATCATCTTTGGACTGATACTTTAAGGAAACAAGATGGCCATAACATCTACAGAATTAACCACAAGCAATCCAACCACGGTTTTCACGGCAGCAAGCCAAACAGTGATCAGTACCGTATACATTTGCAACTATACCGCAGGTAACGTCACGGTAGACATACATGCTATCGCAGGTAACTCAGTGGCAGCTGGAAACAGCAATGCAATTTACAACGATTATCCGGTAGGAGCCAACGATACTTTGGTATTGGACACAGAAAAAATCATACTCGATACCACAGACGTGATACAAGTGGCTTGTAGCAATGCCAGCGCGGTCACGGTGACAGTGAGTTCCTACAGCATCTGAGCATGGCTAGATTAGCTAAAAACACCGCGATCACCACAGGTAGTACCGCTATCCGAGTTCCTTTTGGCACCAGCGCACAACGCCCAGAAGCACCAGTATTTGGTCAATTCCGTTATAACACAGATTCGGGGCTGTTGGAGTTTTTTGATGGCGCGATATTCCGTAGTCTTAGCCCGTCGGGGAGCCTTACATATACTGTGGACAGTTTCACAGGCGACGGTAGTACCACGAACTTCAACATGAGCATAGCCGAGAGCAGCGAGCAGCAAATCATAGTTTTTGTGGGATCAATATACCAAGATCCAGACACAGCCTACACAGTCAACGGCACCGTGACCATAAGTTTTACTAGCCCGCCACCCGCCGGCGAACCCATCTCGGTCATCCACAGCGAAACCTGACCATAAATATCCCATAAGGATATCCAATGGCCATTAATTTCATACGCGGAAATATATTATCGGATAATCTAGTCCGCGGCTCAAATCTTTCTGTACAAAGCAGCAGCCTCTCTAATAGAGACGTGCTGTTTGTTGATGTTACCTACGGGAATGTGGGCATCAATACAGCAGCCACTACCCATACTCTCACGGTATGGGGCAATTGCAATATCCGTGACACCATCGAAGCCGGTAACATTGAAACTCCCGGAGCTATCAGCGCCACTGGAAATGTCACGGGTAATGTTGGCAATTTCAATGACATCGTAGTAGGCAATATTGATATTGGTAACATCATTGGCGGCGGCAATCTCCAGGTTGAAAGCATCACTTCTAATACATTTGTCAGTGCTGTGGGCAATGTCTTGGCGGGAAATGTCTCTGCTGCGGGCAATGTTGAAGCCAACATTGGAGTTTTCAATGATATTGTAGTAGGTAATATCGATCTAGGTAATTTGATTTCTGGGGGAAATCTACAGGTTGAAAGCCTTACTGCCAACACTTACGTCAGCGCAGTAGGGAATGTTATTGGTGGAAATATACTGTCAAATTCTGTTGTTTCTGCTCAAGGAAATATCACCAGCAGCGGTAACATATCTGCTACTGGGAACGTATCTGGTGGAAACATCATTACCAGCGGTAACATATCTGCCGCAGGAAACATAACCGCCGCTAATTTTTCCAGCACTGGCAATGTCAGCTTGGGCAATCTTACTGTGGCAAACACCACGATATCTACTACCTTAGGCAACGGTAATATTACTTTGGCCCCTACCGGCTCTCAGTTGGTAATCATTGATACTTCTACAGGGCTGGTTGTCCCCACAGGGGATAGTGGAACACGCCCAGCAACTCCGCCCGCAGGCACTTTGCGTTTCAATACTGACAGCGAAAGATTAGAGGTCTACGACGGATCAGAGTGGGATTTGGTGACTAGCGAAGTCACTAATCAAACCCTCAACGGTGACGGCAGCACATTGATATTCACGATAGATCGTGTCAGCACTTCTGCAGCAACACTGATCATGCTTAACGGTGTGGTGCAATTACCAGATGTAGCATATTCTGTGTCGGGAAATCTCTTGACTTTCACCCAAGCTCCTGAACTCCACAGACGTCATTGATATAAGTATTCCTAGTAANTNCAAAATCCACGTCGGTTTAAGTTTTTGTTTATTTCGGTAAATAATACATAGTCCCTTTTGGCAGGAGAAAAGCAATGGCGATCACGCGAATTAAGAATAATCAGATTACCGACTTAACGGTAAACGCGGCAGCAAAACTACAAGATTACTCAGTCACGTCTGGTAAAATTGCTAATAACCTGGTTTACGGTTCTGACTTTACTGTTACAGGTAACCTAACAGTACAAGGTAACACTACCACCATTGATACAGTGAACTTGGTGGTTGAAGATCCGTTGATTTTGTTGGCCAAAGAACAAACGGGCACTCCTGCGCTTGACATTGGTTTTATTGGCAAACGCGGTACCGAAGACAACATCGCTTTTGTCTGGGATGAAAGTTCTGATCAATTTGTTGCTGTATTCACCACCAGCGAAGTAACCAATTCCACAATAAGTATCAATAGCTATGCCAGCTTGCAGGTTTTAGATCTGACATCGGCTAACATCACAGCCACAGGCACAGCCAATATTGCCAACATTAGCATTACTGGTAACGTCGCAGGTGATCTTAATGTCACTGGAAATATCAATGGTGGCAATCTGCGCACCACAGGCGTCGTGTCTTCCACGGGTACTATCACAGGTGGCAATTTGGCCACAGGTGGCACAGTTTCGGCCACTGGCACAGCCACATTAGGTAATGTCGCCACTGGCGGCACAGTCAGTGCCACAGGCAATATCACAGGTGGTAATTTAACTACAGCTGGCATTGTTTCTGCTACCGGCAATGTTGATTCTGGAAACATTAATACCACAGGTGTTTATTCAACTTTGGTTTCTGCTACAGCTAACGTCACAGGCGGTAATGTAAACACAGGCGGAGTTGTTTCTGCAACAGGTAATGTCACAGGCGGTAACATTGCCACAGGCGGAGTCGTCACAGCCACAGGCAATATCACGGGTGGTAATTTAACTACTGGTGGTACAGTAAGTGCCACTGGCAATGTCACGGGCGGTAATGTAACTACCACTGGTATAGTAGAAGGTGCTACAGTCAGTGCTACGGGCAATTTAGTTGGTGGCAACGTCAACATCACCAATGCAGTTAATTCTTCCACAGTCAGTGCTTCGGGAACGATTACTGGCGGTAACGTAGCCACAGGCGGTACAGTTTCTGCAACAGGCAATGTCACGGGTGGCAACTTAGCCACTGGTGGCACAGTCAGCGCCACTGGCAATGTCACAGGTGGTAATGTAACCACTGCTGGTATAGTACAAGGTGCCACAGTCAGTGCTACGGGCAATTTAGTTGGTGGCAACGCCAACATCACCAATGCAGTTAATTCTTCCACAGTCAGTGCTTCGGGAACGATCACAGGTGGAAACGTAGCCACAGGTGGTACTGTTTCAGCTACTGGTACAATCACAGGCGGCAACTTAGCCACTGGTGGTACAGTCAGCGCTACTGGCAATGTCACAGGTGGTAATGTTTCCGTTGGCACCGGTAACGTCACAGGCGGTAATGCGTCATTTACTGGCAACGTGGTAGCTTCTAACTTTATTGGTAACATTTCTGGTAATATTGATGCCGCTGGATCTAACACTTATGTACAGTTCAACGATGAAGGACTGCTTGGCGCCACCGACGCATTTACATTTGACAAGACTGCAAATGTTCTTTCAGTCAACGGCAATATTGTTGGTGCCAATCTATCTACTGGCGGCGTTGTATCAGCAACCGGCACCATTACTGGCGGTAACGTAGCCACCGCTGGTACTGTTTCATCCACAGGTAATGTCACGGGCGGTAATGTTAACACAGGCGGAGTTGTTTCGGCCACAGGTAATGTCACAGGTGGCAATTTAACCACCGCAGGCGTAGTTTCTGCAACAGGCAATGTCACAGGTGGCAATGTAACCACCGCTGGTGTTGTTTCGGCTACAGGCAATGTCGCAGGTGGTAACGTGACCACGAGTGGTCAAATAAGCGCTTCGGGCAATATTACCACAGCATCTACGATTGTTGCCAACACAGTTTCTTCCGTATCTGGCGATTTGACATTGACTGGTACTAATCTGCAATGGGATGGTACCGGCAATATCGTAATGAATGCACAATGGATCAACAATTTATCCGATCCAGTACAGGCTCAAGACGCAGCCACAAAAGAATATGTTGACAATGCTGTGTCAACAGGTATTGAAATCCACACTCCAGTGCGTTTAGAAGCCAACTCGGCCATCAATGGTACTTACGTACAAGGTGGTACTACAGCCACAGTCACAGACACCATTGCTGGTAATACCGTGGTATTCTCGTCGGCTATCAATCCGCAACCCAACGATCAGTTGTGGTTTACAAATTCGTTTAACGGTATCGTAGCCAACACCGCCTATTTTGTGGTGTCTGCACCCAATACTTCATCAGCTATCTTGAGTACCACGTATAACGGTTCTCCGGTCACAAATATTACCAATGGATCGAGTCTGACACAGGCAGTACGCATCAACTCAGGACAAGGTGCAACACTGACCAACAACGGTGCCAATGCTACACTAGTCATTGATGGCGTTACAGTCAACAACGGCGATCGTGTGCTGATCTACAGTGAAGCCAACGCAGTACACAACGGTGTGTATGTAGTTTCTGAAGCAGGTAATGCCACCACAGCTTGGCAGCTTACACGTTCCAGCGACATGGATACCTACATACCTAACAGCATCGTTGGTATGGATGCCGGCGATTACTTCTATGTCCAGGCCGGCGATTCGGGTGCAGGTGAATCTTATGTGATGACCGCACCAATTGGTCCGTTCATCATTGGTTACGACAACGTAACATTCACGCAGTTTTCGGCATCACAGGTCTACACAGCCAACACCGCAGCCGGTCTGGTGCTGAATGGTACTGTATTCTCGGCCAAAGTCGACAACGACACCACAGCTTTTGATGGTGGTGGCAACATCATAGTCAAAGCCGGTGCTAATCTTGTTACACCAAATATTGGTGCTGCCACAGGTACCAGCCTAAGCCTCACAGGCGATGTCACAGGTGCCAATGTTTCTGCTACCGGCAACGTAGTTGGCGGCAACGCCAACATCACCAATGCAGTTAATTCTTCCACAGTCAGTGCTAGCGGTAACGTCACCGGAGGCAATCTAGTCACAGGTGGTACTGTTTCGGCAACCGGAACAGCCACAGTTGGCAATCTCTCTACTGCTGGCACAGTATCTGCAACTGGTACAGGTACATTTGGCAATGTAGCCACAGGCGGTACGGTTTCAGCAACCGGTAACGTCACAGGCGGTAATTTAATTACAGCAGGTTTAGTATCTGCCACTGGCACAGCCACAGTTGGCAATCTGTCAACCGGTGGCACAGTTAGTGCTATAGGAAATGTCACAGGTGGTAATGTATTGACCGGTGGATTAGTAAGCGCCACCGGGCAACCTAACAGGCGGTAATATTAATACAGGTGGTGCGATTTCCGCAACAGGCAATGTTGATTCCGGTAATGTCAACACCACAGGAGTTTACAGCACCACAGTATCGGCATCCGGAAATGTCACGGGTGGTAACGTAGCCACTGGTGGTACTGTTTCAGCAACTGGAACTGGTACATTTGGCAATGTAGCCACAGGTGGCACAGTCAGTGCCACAGGTAATATCACAGGTGGTAATGTATTGACCGGTGGATTAATCTCTGCCACTGGCAATGTTGATTCTGGTAACGTCAACACCACAGGTGTTTATAGCACCACAATGTCTGCTTCAGGTACTGTTACGGGTGGTAACGTAGCCACCGGTGGCACAGTTAGTGCTACTGGCACAATTACTGGTGGCAACTTGGCTACAGGTGGCACAGTCAGCGCCACAGGTAACATCACAGGCGGCAATTTAGATGTTGGCACAGGAAACATTACAGGTGGCAACGTGTCGGTCACTGGTAACGTAACTGCTGCTAATTTTATTGGTAATTTTAGTGGTAATATTGATGCCGCTGGTAATGTCAATGAAATACAGTTTAATGGTACCGGAGATATATTAGCCGCCAGCGCAAATTTTACATTTGATCCTGCTACTAGCTTGCTGTCTGTAAACGGTAACATCGCTGGTGCTAATCTAACCACAGGCGGTACAGTTTCTGCGACCGGTACAATTACAGGCGGCAACTTGGCCACAGGTGGTACAGTTTCAGCTACAGGAACTATCACAGGTGGTAACGTAGCCACTGGCGGTACTGTTAGTGCAACGGGCAATGTCACAGGTGGTAATTTAGTCACAACAGGTCTTGCTACAGTAACAGGTAACGTAATTGGTGGTAACATTTCTACAGCTGGTGTTGTAACAGCAACAGGTAATGTCACCGGCGGTAATGTAACTACAGCAGGTTTAGTAACAGCCACAGGTAATATCACCGGCGGTAATGTAACTACAGCAGGCGAAGTATCCGCAACAGGTACAATCACAGGTGGTAATTTGGTAACAGCTGGCAACGGTAATATTGGTAACATCCGTATCGCCGGCGACAATATCACAGGTACTAACGGTATCGTGACATTCAATGCTGCTGGCGCAGATGTCAACTTTGCTTTCAGCACAGATACTGTGGCAAATGCGTTTTGGATTGATGGCGGCACAGGCACAGCGGCATTTGGTAATTCGGGCGCGATTGTTAATGCTGTGGTCAGCTTCAACACCACAAATTCAGTGAAGATGCCGGTGGGTAACATCTCACAGCGTCCAGATCCTGCAGTGATTGGTATGCTGCGTTACAGCACCACAGCAGATGCTTTGGAAGTCTATACTTCCGGCGGTTGGGAAAACGTAGGTGTGCCAGAATTTACTGTTATTGTTGCTGACGAGTTCCAAGGCGATGGTTCTACCCTGCAGTTTACTCTGACAGAAGATTCTACCACAGCTGGTACCATAGTGTCGATCAACGGTGTTGTCCAGCAACCTACGACAGCCTATGCTGTTTCAGGCAACGTGTTGACCTTTACAGAAGCACCTGAATCTACAGATACCATTGATGCTCGTATCATCACTACAACCACAACAGTTACTGGTATAAGCAACGCACCTGGCAATGCTGTTGTTGCAGTTACTGATACGGCTAATGATGTTACCATCACCGGCGATCTAATACCAGTTGGCAACCTCAGTGGCAATTTAGGTAGCTCAACCAACCTCTGGAGCAGCTTGTATGTTGGTGGTAACACTATCTACCTTGGTGGCTTGCAGCTCAAAGAGATCAACTCCACGACATTTGGGGTGTTCCAAGCAGACGGTGTCACAGCGGCCGACATTGACGTTGGTGCGATCGATGTATCGGGCATCAGCCAAGGCAACACAACAATCGGTATCGCTGGGGTTAATGGCAATGCTTACATGACTGTGAATAATGCGGCTAATGTGTTTGTAGCTACAACTACTGGTGTTAATATCACAGGTAACATGAGTGTAACTGGCAACGTCACAGCACAAGACGTCAATAGCTTGTCAGACGCCGCACTCAAGACCAACATCAATCCGTTGAGCGGCGTCGAGTCAGTAATCAACAGTTTAATTGGTGTTGAGTATGATTGGAAGAACGGAACGGGCCATAGCTACGGATTCTTGGCTCAAGATGTGGAGAAGATACTCCCGTCAGCGGTTAAAACAGGTACGGATGGTCTCAAGTCGATCAACTACATGATGATCATTCCGTTTATGGTGGAAACCATCAAGCAGCTAGGTGCGGAAATCGCCGAGTTGAAGAAGAAATTGGACTAAGCCGAGTTCATAGAATAGGAGAACGAAGATGGCAATTAAGATTAATGGCGTAACCGTAATCGACGACAGTCGGAATGGTAACCTAGCAGCAGCAACAGCCACCGGTAACATTTCTGGTGGTAATATCACTACCGGTGGGTTGATCAGTGCCACAGGCAATATCACTGGTAGTTACATTTTTGGTAATGGTAGCCAGCTTACAGGTATTGATGCCACGTCTATACAGAATGGCACATCCAGCATGACAGTTATCGCATCGGGTGGTAACATCCGCGCTAATATTGGTGGAGCAACAGTAGAAACTATCGCGTCTGATGGCGTGCGTGTAACTGGTATCGTTTCAGCCACTGGTAACGTCACAGGTGGCGGTATAACACTAAGTGGCAATAGCATTATTAGCACCGGGGCTACTTTGACTATTGATCCAAGCACCAGCGGCATAGAAGGTAACGTAGTGATCGCTGGTAATCTTTCTGTACAAGGTAATGTTACCTATATTGATTCTACTACAATTACCACCAACGAAAAAGATATCGTTTTAGCCAACAATGTCAACACCCAATCAGCTGTAAACGGTGCTGGTATCTTGTTGGGTAACAACTCAGTGGTGACTTGGACTTACAATAATACTGCCAACGCTTGGACAGCCAACGTAGGAGTTAGTGCCACCGGCAACATCACAGGTGGGAACTTATCAGGTACTAATGTAACTGGTACATTGACCACAGCAGCACAGACCAATATCACATCAGTTGGTACATTGAGTTCGCTCAGTGTCACTGGTAACATAGATGGTGGCAACTTACGTACAGCTGGTGTTGTTTCAGCCACCGGCAATATCACAGGTGGCAATATTTCAGCCACTAACCACACAGGTACTACTGTATCAGTGACAGGTAACATAGATGGTGGCAACTTACGTACAGCTGGTGTTGTTTCAGCCACTGGGGCGATCACTGGTGCTGCAATTACAGGTTCAAGCCTGACAGTATCCACCGGTAATGTGTCTTGTGGTAACATAAACAACAACAACGCCAACGGTGTGGGCAACATTGGTAATTCTACTACCTACTTTAACACAGTGTTCGCCAAAGCCACATCGGCACAATACGCTGACTTGGCAGAGATGTATCAAGCCGATCAGATCATCAACTCGGGCACAGTGGTGTGCTTTGGCGGTGATGCAGAAGTCACTGTATGCGATGTAGACGCTTCTAGACGTGTAGCAGGTGTGGTTTCTACCAATCCTAGCTACATCATGAACGCTGGATTGCAAGGAGATAATGTGGTGGCTGTAGCGCTGACAGGGCGTGTGCCTACCAAGGTCACCGGCACGATCCGTAAAGGTGACATGCTTGTATCCGCAGGCAGCGGCCGTGCCCGTGCAGAAGCCAATCCTGCAACAGGCGCAGTGATTGGTAAAGCACTGGCAGATTTTGACGGTGTGGAAGGTGTGATAGAAGTAGTTGTCGGTCGTCTATAATACTACGACCCGATGGCAAAATAGGGCTGTAACATACAGCCCTATTTTTTTGGCTAAATAAGCTATCAATAAGGTGATGGGATGGGATTAACAAGGATACGTGCTGCGCAAATATCGGACATTGACTACAAGCAAAGTTGTAGGGTCCTGACAGCAACTAATATCAATCTATCTGGTGGTGCACCCAGCACAGTCGATGATATAAACCTTTCAGCAAACAATCGTATACTGGTTATTGGGCAAAGTAACAAAGCTCAAAACGGTATCTACGTAATACAAACTTTAGGCACGGGATCCAACGGCACCTGGGTGCGTAGCACCGATGGCAACCAGGACGGCGAAATCGAAGCTGGTATGATCGTCATGGTCACCGAAGGTACTGTGTATAAAGACACTCAGTGGAAACTGATTACCAACGATCCCATCATCCTCAACTCTAGCGAACTGATTTTTGAATTAAATTCCGCCTATGCTTTTGGTAATATCTACGCCAATGGTACCCCTGTAGTCGCTAATACAGTGGGCGATACTTTAACCCTGACCGCCGGAAACAATATCCAGATTACTGGTAATGCCACCGATCAGTCAATCACTATCGCGGTCACTGGTATCAGTCTCAACTCGATCAGCAACGGTACATCAAACGTCAATGTAGTGAGTTCCGGTGGTAATGTAACGGTTGGAATAGGCGGAACAGACAATGTAGTTGTGTTTAGCAACGGGGGACAGTATGTAACAGGATTAATCAGTGCTACTGGTAACATCGTTGGTGGCAACATTTCTGCTACTAATCATACAGGTACTACGTTATCAGTAACCGGCAATGTTACAGGTGGCGGAATCACGTTAAGTGGGAATAGTATTATCAGCGATGGATCTACATTGACTATTGATCCAAGTTCCGCCGGCCAAGAAGGCAATGTGATTATTGCTGGTAACTTATCAGTACAAGGTAATGTTACCTATATTGATTCTACTATTATCACTACCAACGAAAAAGATATAGTATTAGCTAATAATGTAAACACTCAGGCATCAGTAAATGGTGCTGGTATATTGTTAGGCAACAATTCGGTAGTAACATGGACCTATAATAGCTCTGCCAATGCCTGGGTGGCCAATGTTGGGATAAGCGCCACAGGCAATGTCACACGGTGGAAATCTCATCGGCACTAATATTTACCGGCACGTTGACTACAGAGAGCCAAANTAACATTACTTCTGTTGGTACGCTAACATCTTTAAATTCAGGTGTAATTTCATCTAGTGGTAATGTAACAGGTGCTAATCTTATTACAGGTGGGTTGATCACCGCAACCAGCAATATTACGGGTGGTAATATTCTTACTAGCGGGCTAATCTCTGCTACAGGCAATATCACTGGTGGTAATTTGAGCGGTACTAATATCTCTGGCACGCTTACAACAGCGAGCCAAACAAATATTACAGCAATTGGTACTCTAACATCATTAAACTCAGGTGCTATCAGTTCGAGCGGTAACGTCACAGGTGCTAATTTAGTAACAGGTGGTGTAATTACTGCAACCGGAAATATCACAGGCGGCAACATCCTTACAGGTGGTGCGATTTCCGCAACCGGAAATATCACAGGTGGTAACATATTAGGTAACGGCGCCGGATTATCGGGCATCAATGTGTTTAGTAATGTCACTGTCCAAAGTGGCAATTCAGTGGTGGCCGATAGTATCTCTGACACATTGACATTGGTTGCCGGGGACGGGTTGTCTATCGTGGCCGATTCGGACCTAGATACAATAACTTTTGCCATCACCGGTGGCAGTGAGATTTTTGTAGATGGTGCGGATTTTGGCACGGTAGAAGAACCCGTGACACTCAGCGATGATCTTGGATTAGTGACAGAAGCGGTGGATCAAGAAGCAGATCTAGGTACGATGGTCACTAGAGGACTGATATACCCAGATCAGTTTGTGCTTCCCAGCTACACAGTAGCACAGTTAGCAAATTTATCCGCTTCTCCGGCCGGATCAATGGTATTTTGCACCGATGAATCGGGCGGCGCAGTACCCGCGTTCGCAGATGGCACTGACTGGCGCAGAGTCACAGACCGCGCTATAGTTTCATAAATAGGATTAGGACTAAAAAATGGCTACGCAAGTACAATACAGACGAGGGACAGCCTCCCAAAATGCAACATTCACTGGTGCCCTGGGAGAGATCACGGTTGATACTACCAATGGCACGCTCCGTGTACATGACGGGATCAGTGCTGGAGGATCAAATATCGCCACGGTCGCATATGTGACTTCTCAAATTAGCTCATTGAGTGCTAATTCTATATCAGATGGTACCTCTAGCGTATCGATCATCGCCACTAACGGAAACGTGCGCACCAATGTTGGTGGTGCAACCATTTCAACAGTTTATAGCGGCGGAGTATTGGTCACAGGACTCATATCTGCAACAGGCAACATCTCTTGCGGAAATTTATCAGCGTCAGGTAATGTCACAGCAGCTAACATCGACAGCGTCAATGCCGACCTAGCCGAACAGTATCTTTCCGATCAAGATTATCCTCCTGGTACAGTGGTTGTATTTGGGGGACCTCAGGAAATAACTCAAAGTATACAGTACGCAGATTCAAGGATCGCTGGCGTGATTTCAACCTCGCCTGCATATACTATGAACTCTGGATCCTCTGGATTGCCGGTGGCATTGCAAGGCCGTGTGCCTTGCCGTGTCTTGGGATCAATACAAAAAGGCGATCTTATTACCAGTAGTGATCAACTTGGAGTAGCTACCAAGCTCGACCCTCAAGACTGGCGCCCAGGGTCAATTATTGGTAAAGCCCTGGAAAATTACAATAGTGATCAAGAAGGAATAATTGAAGTAGTCGTTGGAAGATTATGATATATCCAAGATTGCGGAAAGACTACGACGGCGAGTTTGTAGTAGTAGAGACACGTGTCTCTAATAACAAAACCGAACAAGTGCGCGAATGGATACCTAACGTAATCAAGAATCATCATATCTCGGGTCGTGCCGCAGTTCTAGGCAGCGATACTGATAGTAAATTTTTTAAATATCAGCGACTAGAAAGACATCGTGGCGGTTTATTAGGTCAGAAGAGGCTGCAGACATATGGTACCGGTGATCTCTGGAAGCAGATGAGATTTAATTTTTTTGCAGCAACACAACCAGATCTGATCAAAGAGTTAGGACAATCTGATTACGATAAAGAAACCATCGTTTTTACCAGCCCTCGCTATTGTCTGGAGTATCCGGGTAAGTTTTATCTGGTACCGCATTTGCCGATAGTGAATCAGATGGCATTACCGGTGTATCTGTCAGCGTTTGATGGACACACCGAGATTTTTTTGCTAGGATACAATTCCGGTTTTGATGCAGGAGATCCAAATTGGATGGACGACGTTAATCAGGTATTCCAAGCCTATAACGGAGTCAGATTTTATCTTGTGACACGGCAAAATCTTCCTGCGACTTGGTTGAAGAATGACAATGTTACGGTCATGGATTATCGAAAGTTTATCAGCTATTGTGACATCTGATTCTTGATCACATCAATCTTACCACGTATCTCTTCAATGTTAATGACATTCCATAGTCCGGGGTGCATGGGACGCGGCCAGGTCATGGAATCTATCCACGCATAACCTAAGTGCTCCTCATTGAGAGTAGGTTGGAATTCTTGGTCTACACAGCAGAAAAAAGTATGATAAGAAAAATTGCCATCCTGGCTGGTAAACTTTTCCAGAGGAATCAGTCTTATGTGCGCCGGAAAAAAACCAATCTCTTCTTCGCATTCTCGACGTATGGCATCTAATAGACTTTCACCATCTTCAACCTTGCCACCGGGTAATCCCCAAGAATTTGGATGCTTGCTGTCAGATCTCATGAGATAAAGATATCGATCTGTGGCCAGGCTATAAAACCAAACACCCACAGCTATCATAGCACTAAGCTCCATTCTCCGCCGGGATATAATCCTTCGTAACTCTTGACCCATTGCTGACCAGTCCAGCGATATTGCAATCCTGTAGTAATATTGGTCAGGAATTGTGTGTTGGGTGAATCATTGCTATCAAACACCACAATCCACTCCGCGCCGGTGTATTCAATGATATCATTGGCCTCAGCTACCAACTGTCCCCAAGCCTGCGCCACCGAGAGATTATCAAAATCACCAATATCATTGAGTATGAGATATCGTTGACCGGCCACAGCGGTAGGCAATCCTGCGCCTGGTCCGCTGGCTGTGGGATCAATAATAGCATCAATTGGTGGCAAAGTATTTTGTGGCACAGTATCTGGATCAATATCGATCAGCAAGAACCGATCGTCTGTGGGATCATAGCTTACCGTTCCAATAATCTGTGTTTCGTCTCCCCATTGGCTATCAAATCTTAGCTGGCTTATACCTGGTCTCAGAGCACCATACATTCCCACCAAGGCCTGCCAGAATTCGTTGCTGGGAGGAGATTCAGGTGGTATCACTGATCCATTGGGAGTATTAATGGTCTGGCTATATTTTAACGCTTGTACCTTGTTGCCGATCAACAATGTCTGGAACCCGTAGGGCGTAAATTTCTGGCGTGTTCCCAGCAGTAGGTCATTGTTGAGTATGGCTTCGTTGGCATCGCCGTTTTCATCATAGATGCTGGCGATGATCTTCTCCACTACACCTAATTTCTTGACCTTGGCCGGACTAGATATCCAGATAGGTATAGTGAACGTCATAGTGAATATGTCGATGGGATTTTCTGTGCCAATAGGTATGGTACGGCTTGACCAATTGGTACGATCCAACTCGACCACGCTCAAACTAGTCCAATCGAGATAGTTATCGGTGCCCTGTATCTCCAAAGCTGGATTAAACAAGGTGACTATCTGCTCAATGATCTGTAATTTCTGGTTGGTATTAGAAGTCCAGATATCTAGGTTGATGGTCAGCTTGTAAGGCACCGGCATCAGCCGTTCGATAGTAAATGCATTGCTCTGTGTGGTCTCATAGGTTTCGGCCTCGGCGTCCCATGTGCGGGCACGCACCTGTTGTTTGCTGACAAAATAAGGTTCTTGCATCCTAGGCCGATCATAGTCAAATCCGGTGATATAATAGGTCATTAACGGTGTAGATGGCAAACTGGATGCAGAGTTTTCTTGTATGATCGTCTGTGCCTGGCGGCTGGCATCGCCATAGCGTACTGGAACACGCACCAAGGTAGCATTGCCGGAGTTGTCCCGACCATATTCTACCTGGAAGTTTGAAAATATCCGGGTAAACTGCAGGAGGAACCGTCGTATCTGAGAATCGTAAAAAAATTGTTGCATAGTTTAACTCGATGGTTTGCCTGGTTGTGTGTTGGGGTACGGATTGGCTGGTTTGTCCCCGCCTTGATTACCATTGTCGGCCTGCGGTCTCAACAAATCGCTGAGACTTTGACGGCTGGGTATGTTGCCTTGGTCCGTAGTAGGCACTGTGTATGTATTGTTGACGAACGTTGACCGTAAAGTATTGTTCATGGGTCCATTGGTGAGATTGGTGCGAACAGAATCTTCGATCTTGATCCAGCTGCGTCCATTGAAACGGAACAGTCGATTGGGCCAGTAATCCAGACGCAGACAATATTGGCCTTCTTGTGGATTATTGGGAAAACTTACACCCGGGGTTACAGGCAACCCGTTGGGTGCTATACCATCGCCGGTGAGATATCCCATGGTGTAGCCATCGCTGCGTGGAGACACAGGGCCATCTGCAGAATTTACACCAGTTTCATCAACAGTGACGTTGGTGTTGTCAGCAGTGATGCCTGCAGGATCGGCCGGGGTACCGTCGGGATTAGTGGGGAATATGTAGAATCTCACCGTGTCGTAGCCGCTGAGCGGTACTTCTACTTCGGCCTGGGCCAGGATAGCATCATTGATCTCGAGATCTTTGGGTCTGGTGCTGGCTACATCGTCGATGGTTGGCACACCATCAGGCTCGGCCGCTGGTTCCCAATAAGCTGGGTCGCCCAGTTCTACACCGGGCGGAACATCTTGGATGGCCATCCAATGCTCACCATTGGGTCCGACTACTATAGTCTCGGCAGGATACTCTACATCGGCTTGCCATGGTATGGCTGTAAGCTGTTCCCAATAATCAGTGTCGGTGATGGGCGTGCCAGGCGGCACGTTTTGTATAGATCGATAATAGGTACCACCATTGTTGACCACCCAGTTCTGTGGCCAGAAGTTGCCAGGATCCCAGATGTTTTCTGTGATCAAGGGTTTGTCTAGGATGTCTTTGTATTCTTGGCTGTTGACCAATGGTGTGCATTTCACACGCCATAGATGTGGTAACCAAGTCTGGCTGAATCCTTCGGCAGGATAAGCAGCATCCTGGATCACATAGAATTTGGGCAGCGCCCTGGTGATGGCGGCGTTTAGCGGATTGGGATCTCGGAGATTGGGAACTTCTATCACATCGCCACTCATGAGCTTGCGGCCGATGGTATTGATCATGTCATTGTAATGGAACGTGATAAACAGCGTGTCACCATTAAGAAACAGGCCAAATTGCGTGAGATTAAAATCGATGTCCTGCACGTTGTACACACCACGCATGGTGTAGACATCGGGATCATACACCCGATCGCGGTTTTCCAACAGCAGCAGATCTTCGATGAACAGCACATCTACGTTGGGGTAAACGGGCTGGGTAGCATCGCCATTGGCGCCATCATCGGGTTGTACACGAGGTCCGAGGTATTTGTGTATGTGTAGATCTAGGCCACCTACGGTATATTGTTCACTGATTATCCGATCAAAAAAACGATAGTCATTGGTTTTGTTGGGTCTCCACATGCTCAATCGCGGCATAATGACTCCTTGAATAATTTACAGTTATCACCGTGCCATCTTTTGAGATTCGTTTCGCCACCAACTTGTTTATTGCAATTTGGGCAAACAAATTTTGGCTGCGGCCTGCGCAATTTAGCTAATGTTTCTTTGCTGTGTTTTTTGCCAAAAAATGGATTAGATTCACCGGTCATTCGAACCCCATAAAAATGATTATTGGATCCGGATTGCCGCGGTCTCTTTTCGCCTTTTCGAGTTTTATTGGCCTTTATTATATTTGCTCGTCGAATTGCTTTTTCTTGCTCGCCTTCGCGTGCGGCTCGAGCCTGTGCAGATTTTTTTAATTTAGCCAGCCACTCTTCAGTGAATTCTCTTTCTTTGAGAAGAAGATTAAGATTATTTTTAAGTTGTTCGTAAACACGACCGTTGATTTTATATCTATATTGCTTTTTCCCAGAACTATGCATCATTCTTTTGCAAGCATAGGCCATCTTCTTTTGATCCGGCCCTGTGGTCATCTTAACCAAAAGCCAATGACAAACGAAATGTTCCCGGGCGGTTAATCTTGCAATGTTTTCTTTGCTATCATTCCCACCTAAACTTCTGGGAATGACATGATGTTTTTCGGTATAAACGTCATCGGACAGCACTCGATTTTTCGCTCGAAATATGATGGAATCGTACCAATTTGTGTATTTTGAGTCTAGGAATGCCATAGTGCTGTATTTATGGGTAGGTTGACCAGATATCCCAAACAGCATAAAATAGCATATGGACTTAAATGATTGGCAAAATCTCAATAATCGTTTGGATTCTGCGCACCGGAACTATATTGGTAGCCATTTTGGCTCAAAAGATCTATGGATCATGGACCGGGCCGTGCGGCAAAAACTGCGCGAAGCCGATCGAGAATGGGTCAATTGCCGCAGAAAAGGTGTAGGTAGCCCAAAGTTCGACGATTTACTGGCGCAAGCCGAAGAAGCACTGAAAAATTTTGAAGGACATATTTTAATGGCTAAACTCATGAACAAGGAGCCACGATGAACGCCACAGCACTTAAAGCACCCAAACCCATGAACCCCAAGTCTGCTGATACCAAATACACGGGACCCGAGCCAGAATGGCGTGCCCAACCCGAGGAAGAACGCATCAGCAAACTCACGGCAGCGTTCACTTGGTACAACTATCACTATGGCAAGAAAGAAGTCAAGGAGTGTATCATCGATTGGTTGGTACGCAACGATCGCCAAAAGGATGCCAAAGAATTCGCTCGGGTTCCGGAGGCCACTATCACCAATGTCTATGGATGGTTGGCCCGCATGAGTACCATGGGACTGTTGCTGAACGAGCACGAAGAACTACAGCTCAACAACGCGATCCATAAACACTTGGCCAATGTGCGTAGCATCAAAGAGATCGTGAAAAAGGCCGAAGAGGCCGAAGAGCCCGAAGTGGCCCGGCCCAATATCCAGGATCGTCTCAGAGAAAAGATGATGAAGGCAGCCGGTGAGATCGAAGGCACCTACGATGACATGATCCTAGCCGGTGCTAAAATGTCAGCGGACTACAAGCCCATCACGATCTTGCGTGGACGCAACGTGGCACCGCAGATGGTGGGTGATATCGCATCTCATTGGAAACAACGACTTGAAGAACTCGAGGAAGTCCTTAAAGGCAAAGATCCACAGTTAGTGGAAGGGTACAGCAACTTTGGAAAATTGCAAATCAAAAATCTCGCCAAGTTCGCTGAACAGGTCATCGCCGATTGCGGCAGTTATGTGCAGATCAAGAAAACCGAACGTGCTCCACGCAAGAAGAAACCGGTGAGCCCAGAAAAACTCACCGCCCGGTTCAAATATCTCAAAGAGTTCGACGAGCTCAAACTCAAGAGCGAGCCTGTTACCAAATTAGTAGGTGCCCAGGAAGCCTGGTTGTATGATACTAAAAAACGCAAACTGGTCTATGTAGTGGCAGATACCCATGCTGGATCGTTCACGGTAAAAGGATCTGCGCTGATCGGATTTGACACCACGAATTCCGTGCAGAAAACGCTCCGCAAGCCTGCAGAGCAGATCAAAGCACTCCTACAGGGTGGTGTAGCACAGCATCGCAAGTATTTCAAGGACATCAAAGCCACTGAAATTCGATTTAATGGTCGCGGCAACGAGAACTTGATCCTGCTCAAAGTCCGCTAAATACTGGGGCAAGGAGCCCCAGTATGGCAGACGCACAAAGCAACCTAAACGAAACACTAAATCAGCTTAAGAAACAGCTCATCGAGTATGTGCAACTGCAACTGGCCGATGGCATCATCGACATCGAGCCAGATCCTGCACACTATGAAGCGGCGTATCAGCGCACTTTAGGCATCTATCGCCAGCGGGCTCAGAATGCCTATGAAGAAAGCTACAGCTTCATGGAGCTCGAGGACAACGTCAATGAGTATACCTTACCGCAAGAAGTCATGAGTGTGCGACAGATCTTCAGACGAACCATTGGTCTCAGCACTGGTAGCGGCACTTTCAGTTTTGATCCATTTTCTTCGGCTACACTTAACGTCTATCTCCTGAACTGGAACCAGGCCGCGGGTGGTTTGGCCACGTATGATTTCTATCAGCAATATGTGGAACTGGCCGCCCGTATGTTTGGTGGCTATATCAACTATACGTTCAATCCCGTGACTAAACGACTGCAACTGATCCGTGATCCCAAAGGATCGGGTGAAGTGGTGTTGTTGTGGACCTACAATCTTAAGCCCGAAATCACGCTCCTTTCGGATATGCAGATATCACAGTGGTTCCGTGATTGCATGGTTGGAGCGACCAAAATCATCATCGGTGAGGCCCGAGAGAAATTTGCCACGATTGCAGGACCACAGTCGGGTACCAGTCTAAACGGTGCAGCCATGAAAACCGAAGGACAAGCGGTAATCGATCGTTGCGTCGAAGATCTTAAGCTCTATGTAGATGGCAGCGCCCCCCTTACTTTTGTTATAGGTTAAATAACCTTTGTAGTTGGTTAGCATAAATAGAAGTATGAAAAACATACTTCTTGAAATAATAAACAGCGACCCTTCTTATAATAAATCTGCCTCTCGGTATCTTTATAAAACACACCCGGATCTTTGGGATCAAATAGTAAAGAAAACTCATTTCCTTCCAGACAACGCTTTGCCCAAACAAAGAATCTGGCACATACTCAACGAAGTATGGAATATACCTGTTTGTCCTGTAACCGGACAACAGGTGAAATGGTGGGAGAATCGATATCTAAAAACTATTGATCGATCAGCAAAGACACAACTACAACATTCTCGGGGCGATTTCAATGAGTTATGGACCGAAGAAAAAAATCAAAAACGAAGGATTTCTAATCTCAAAGCAGTAAAAAGAGGAAGAAAATATCGGGCCCAGGAAACCTATACCGAACAACAAAAAAGAAAAAATATACAAACTTGTTTAGAAAGATACGGTGTCTCTAACGGTGGTCAGAGTCGAGGCGCTAGAAAAAAGGTCTCAGAAGCCAGGATCAAAAACGGTGCCACGCCGATGCACTTACGCAGTCTGCGAAGACTTTATTATGATGCAGTATGGATGTTCACAGAACAAAACTGGCGAGAACATTTTGATAAGATTAATCCAGATAGATTAGATCGGAGTAAAAACGCACTGGATCACATCTACAGCATACAACAGGGATTCCGAGATAATATTCCACCTTATATCATCGGTCACTGGACCAATCTTAGGGTGATACCTTTAGTGGAGAATTCTCTAAAGGGTATGCGATGCGATAAAAATCAAGATGATTTATTTGGAGATTTTTTCCAGAATTATCGTTGAATTCATTTAGAGTTTATGTTATAATCTAGCATGGATCTAATGGTAGACCTTGAAGGATTGGGTACAGGCCCCGAAACAACCATCCTGACAATAGCAGCACAAGAGTTTGATCCTCTTGTGCGAGGACGGTTTGGCCGCGACTATTATGTTCGTGTTACTTTAGAAAGTCAAGAAGGGCGTAGTATAGAACAAGGAACCATAGACTGGTGGGCAAGTCAGCCTGCAGCAGTCAGAGATGAAGCATTTGCAGAAGAAGATCGTGTGCCTTTACAACAAGCTCTTGAAGGGCTGCATCGCATTATGTGGTATGCAAAACGGGTATGGGCGCAAGGGCCTACTTACGATATGAATATCCTAGAACATGCTTATAAAAGTTTAGGTATGCCACTACCGTGGAAGTACTATTCGGTAAGAGATAGTAGAACTTTGTTCAGTCTTACCCCAAACTTGAATTCTTACCCGGCCAGTCACCACGCACTGGAAGACTGCCGGCGGCAGATTGACTTGCTATGGGACAGTTTAGAATACTTAAAAATCAAGGAACTGAAATGATCATTGGAATCTGTGGATTGATAGGATCCGGAAAAGACACCATCGCTGACTATCTAGTCAATATACATGAGTTTCGCCGTGACAGTTTTGCGGCCACTCTCAAAGATGCTTGTGCAGCTGTGTTTGGGTGGGATCGTGTGATGCTAGAAGGGCGAACCAAGAGCAGCCGAGAATGGCGAGAACAGCCCGATGAATGGTGGAGCCAGCGGCTGGGAAAAGAAATCACCCCAAGATACATCCTTCAGTATTGGGGTACAGAAGTCTGCCGCAACGGGTTCCATGATGATATCTGGATCGCCAGCCTGGAAAACAAATTGCGCACCGCGAAAGACGACGTAGTGATCTCAGATTGCAGATTTCCCAACGAGATCCGAGCCATCCGGGCACAGGGCGGATATGTCATACGTGTGGTGCGCGGACCTGAACCCCAGTGGTACACTATCGCAGAACAAGCCAATCGGGGTACAGAATTTGCAGCTCAGGCCTTACAAAGTTTTGGCATACATGCCAGCGAAACTTCCTGGATCGGCACGGATTTCGACCGGGTGATAGATAACAACGGTTCCCTGGATGATCTTTACAATCAGATCACAAATCTGGTTCAAGATCTCCGCGTTTCCAAGGTAAGTCTTGCCGCTTGATCTCCTCCACACAGTTCAGGCAGATCGTTTTGAGATTGCGGAGTTCACAGTTGTTGAGATCTCCGTCCACGTGATGCACTAACAATTGTGCTGCGTATTTGGCGCGAAATTGACACCGATCGCAGCGATCCTTTTTCTTATATCCTGCCAATTTCCATCTGGGGTCTGCTGGCCTGACTCCGCGTCCTCGTCGTTGGCACGGATCACAGAGCTTGCGATAATAGATCTTATCGTTGTGATAGCAGTTTATGGCAGCAGGGCGCTTGCCACAGGACTTGCATAAAGGGCGCATAGCGGTATTTATAGAGACGAACCTTAATGTAAGGTGCCTATAAACATGCAGATTTTGGAGTCGCCGCTAAATATTGGTAACTCTTTTAAAAGGATGCAACCATGGCACTAGTATCACCTGGAGTAGAAGTAACCGTCATTGACGAGTCGAACTACGTCCCTGCCGCGACCAATTCAGTACCTTACATACTGATCGCTACAGCACAAAATAAAATTTCTGGAACCGGTACGGGCGTGGCCCCCGGTACACTAGCTTCTAATGCTGGTCGGGTCTATTTAGTCACCAGCCAGAGAGATTTAGCGGCCACTTTCGGCAATCCATTTTTCTACAAGACATCCGCTGGTACACCCATAAACGGATACGAGCTCAATGAATATGGATTGTTGGCTGCATACTCAGCTCTGGGCATCAGCAATCGTGCCTATATACAGCGTGCTGATATTGATCTCGCAGAACTCACAGCCACATTGGTACGTCCCACTGGCGCACCCAATGATGGTACATATTGGTTAGACACAGTCAATACAGCCTGGGGCATCTTCCAGTGGAATGCTACTACAGGTGCTTTCACAGTACAATCACCCATTGTCATTATTAATGATACTCAGCTTTCAAACGGTATCCCCAGCCAAGACATTGGTAGCATTGGCCAGTATGCCGTGGTAACCACCAACGCTAACAACCCAGTTTATTACAAAACTCCTGGTAACAGCGAAGCCGGTGTTTTCGCTAATACCTGGGTGTTAGTTGGCACAGATGACTGGAAGAATTCCTGGCCCACGGTACAGGGTATCAATACGGTCGTTGGACAGTCTCTCACTGAAGGTAATACGATCTCAATCAATGATTCATTCCCTATTCCAGTACCGGCTGCGCCCGACAATACTCTACAAGGGTTGGTTGATGCTATTAATTCAGCAGCAATTACGGGTGTTACGGCTGCGGTAGACAGCAGCAATCGTTTGGTGTTGTACTCAGATAGCACAGCCACAGGTGATGGTAGTAGTTTTAACAGTGGCATCGTGATCGCAGGCGGCACCGCTGGATTGCTGACCACACTAGGCGTGACCGTGGGCAACTATGCCACACCTGCTCTCCAACAAAGTCCTAATTTTACAGTTCCAGCATGGCGTACCACAGACCGCCGTCCCACTGGATCAATCTGGAATGTGACCACACCAGTAAATCAAGGCACGGATCTAATCGTCAAGCGTTATGATTCTGCTCTTGGATTATTTGTGACCAAAGATGCACCAGTGTATGCCAATGATGAAAGCGCTAACCGAGCTTTGGATCCTGCAGGCGGCGGTGCCAATATTGCCGCTGGTACATTATATGCGCAATACAATAGTGATCCGGAAAGCGCTGTCAACAATACATTTACTCTCAAGATCTTTGAGAGAGCAGCCACCGGGGCCACAGTGATTACCGGAGCCATTACCTCCCCTAGCTTTACCAATGGAAATCAGTTTACTATCCAATATAGCACAGCCAATAGCAGCACACTGTCATCGCCGGTCACGGTCACGATCGGCGGCACTAATGCTGTGGCTTTCGTCACAGCAGTTTCAGCTGCGCTTCCATCAGGAAGTCCAGTTTCTACTTCTATCAACAGTGACGGCGCCATAGTGTTTACACACACCCAGGGCGGCGTGATCGAGTTGACCGAAACAACAGGTGAACCATTGGCTGATGCTGGTTTTTATAATCCTTCAGCGGTACCACCTACCTATGTTGATGGAGTGAGACCGGATCCTACCGGTACTGGTCTGATCCTTAGCAACTGGGTCGTGCTAGATTATATCGCCAGCGACGTAGAACCAGACCAAGATCCTGCTTCTGGTCGGTTGTGGTACTATTCTGCTACAGATCAAGCCGATATCATGATCAACACAGGCTCTGCCTGGGTGGGATATCGTACTTTGGATCCTGATATCCGCGGATTCGATCTCACACAAACAGATCCAGCCGGTCCAATCTTCTCCGCATCCGCTCCTACAGAGCAGAGCGACGGTACAGATCTGGTCCAGGGCGATCTTTGGATCGATAATAGCAATCTCGAGCTTTATCCCGTGATCCGTCGTTGGGAAGAAGTCAATGGTGTGTTGCAGTGGGTAACTATTGACAACACCAATCAGACCACAGAGAACGGAATCTTGTTTGCAGATGCACGTTGGGCGCCCAACGGCACCACAGATCCTATCACAGATCCCATCCCCACCATTGCTAGTCTATTAAGCAGCGATTATCTTGACATTGATGCTCCTGATGCCACGCTTTATCCAGCTGGCACATTGCTATGGAACACACGTCGTTCGGGATTTAACGTCAAGCGATTTGAAGCCAACTACTTCAATGCCACTGACTTTTCTTTTGATCAGTATTCGGCCACAGTATCTTATGTGGTAGGAGATAAAGTGATCTCCAGCGCTCAATTGTATGTGTGTATCCAGAACAGCACAGGTAACGCACCCGGCAACACAGTATATTGGTCACCATTGCAGACCAATGCCTGGGTCAACGCTGCTGGAAATCGCAATAATGGATCGCCCTATATGGGACGCCAAGCAGTGCGTCAGTTGGTAGTGTCTGCTATGAAACAGGCCATCGACACACAAGATACATTGCGTGAAGAGCAGGTCGAGTTCAACTTGATCGCATGCCCGCAATATCCTGAGTTGATACCTAACATGGTGGCGCTCAACAACGAGCGCAGCAATACTGGATTCGTGATTGGAGACACACCATTGCGTCTCCCACCTGTTGGTTCTGACATCACAGCATGGGCCACTGATGCGAACGGATTGGGGATCACCACAGAAGATGGATTGGCTACGTTTGATCCATATCTTGCTACGTTCTATCCTGCTTGCCAGACCACAGACCTGTCAGGCAGTCAGGTGGTACAACCTCCTAGCCATATGATGATCCGTACGATCATACGCAGCGACGAAGTCAGCTTTCCATGGTTGGCACCAGCTGGTGTGCGTCGTGGTGTGATCGACAATGCCGAGCGTTTAGGTTATATCAACGGCGCCACAGGCGAATTTGAGACCATCGCCACAGGTCAAGGACTCCGCGATGTGTTGTATACCAATCGCATCAATCCTATCACGTTTATCCCAGGTGTGGGTATCACCAACTACGGTAACAAGACCGAAGCAGGTACACCCAGCGCACTGGATCGCATCAACGTGGCACGCCTGGTGGCTTTCATCCGTGGACGCCTAGAAGAGATCGGTAAGACATTTGTGTTCGAACCCAACGATCAGATCACACGCAACGAGATCACCAATGCCATCGACGGTTTGATGATCGACCTCATTGCCAAGCGTGGTATCTATGACTACTTGGTAGTGTGCGATCTATCGAACAATACCCCGGCACGTATCGATAGAAACGAACTGTGGGTGGATATCGCTATTGAGCCCGTAAAGGCCGTGGAATTCATTTACATTCCTCTGCGGATCAAGAATACTGGCGAAATCGCTGCCGGACAAGTTGCCAGTTCGGCCACCGTCTAACGGCATCGCTAGACACGAAAATGGGGGTTTTGACCCCCATTTTTTTTGGTCGACAAGACCATAAATAATTGCATATAGGAGATACACAACATGGCCGTTTCATCACTTACCAGAATGACGGTGCCTTTGGCGAGCGATCAGAGCAATCCAAACCAAGGCCTGCTCATGCCCAAACTCAAGTATCGCTTCCGTGCGGTATTTGAAAATTTTGGTGTATCAACACCACGCACCGAGCTCACCAAGCAAGTCATAGACTTCCAGCGCCCTTCGGTGAGTTTCGACGAGATGGTGGTTGATATCTATAACAGCAAACTTTATCTTGCTGGCAAGCATTCTTGGGAATCTATCACAGTCAATCTACGCGACGACGCTTCGGGCCAGATCGCACGTCTGGTCGGCGAGCAACTCCAGAAACAGATGGACTTTATGGAGCAGGCATCAGCAGCTTCGGGTATCGATTACAAGTTTCTCACACGTTGCGAGATTCTAGATGGTGGCAACGGTACCGCCGAACCAGTAGTTCTTGAAACTTGGGAACTTTACGGTTGTTATCTTACTGGTGTCAACTACAATGATCTCAACTACTCGGAGTCAGCACCGGTCACGATCTCAATGACCATCCGCTTTGACAACGCACTGCAGACTCCTTTGGGTTCTGGTGTTGGTGCCCAGGTCGCGAGAACAGTCAACGACGTGATCACAGGATAATCCTGCCATGGCCTTTGGGCAGGATTTTCTTAAGACTTTCTTTGGGAACGATTATCTCAAAGATTATACACACGCGACCAAGACGTTCCGTACCAATGGTTATGAGAACGCTCCTCGCTTAAAGTTCCTTTTCCATGTGTATTTCACTCTCAATACCACGGACATACGTGCCCTAAGTAACGTGTTCAATTCCACAGATACTAGCACAGTGGGATTGTTGGTCAAGAACATAGATCTACCTAAATATCAGTTGGATGTCGAAGTGCTAAATCAGTACAATCGTAAAAGATTGGTACAGAAAAAGATCAATTACCAACCAGTGAGGTGTACCTTCCACGATGACGGTGGCGATCTCATACGCAATCTTTGGTATAATTATTATTCCTATTATTACAAAGATCCCAACCAGCCCTATGGCGGGCAAACCGCACAAAATGGTAGTATTGGCCCTATACAGAATCGCGCCACAAAATTTGGGTACAACACACGAGATATCTATGATGGCAATCGCGCCATCAACGACTGGGGGTATGTAGGAGAAACCTATCAAGATTCTACACAGAATCCCCTGTCTCCGGGAGGAAAACCTGCTTTCTTCCGAGATATCCGCATCTACGGCTTTAATCAGCATAAATTTGTTGAATATGTGTTAATTAATCCCATGATATCAGAATGGAATCATGATACCTACGATTACAGCCAAGGGGACGGCGTCATGGAAAATACCATGACCATACAATATGAAACAGTGAAATATTACAGTGGTGGTGTGGGCGCGAGCCGTCCTGATACCAATGTACAAGGATTTGCTAGTCCACAATACTACGATCAAATACGCAGTCCTATTGGACGACCTGGTGGAACGTCATCGATACTCGGCCAAGGTGGATTGCTGGACACAGGTATAGGTATCATACAAGATCTTCAATCGGGATCAGTGGCCGGTGTGATCGGTGCGGTACAGAAAGCCGGCACAGCCTACAATACCTACAAAAAAACAGATGTTGGTGCATCAGTCAGCGAGGAACTCCGAGGAGCATCCAAAGATGTGCTGCGTAATACCATACCCTCTGCGGTGCGTCCACAGCCCGGATCGACAGCACGAAATCCTTTGCAAGCACCTATTTTTCCTACTCCACCGCGAGGTAATACTTGATGGGATCAGTCAACAATATCAATCCTCGTGTAGATCAGACCGTAAGAGTTTTTGATAGCTTTTATGGTTTTGACCAGCAAGTGCCAGCCAATGAATTTGATGCGGTCAATAGCTATCTATCATCGGTGTTTATAGATCGTCGAGCAGCCTTAAATTTTACCACTACGCTGTTCCGTGTGGCAGATGAATCAAATACACCTATAATGACTTTGTTACAAGAACTACAAGGGCAAGATGCTATCCAGTTGAATGCCACTCTGGCCTACTATCTCAATGGTCTTCGGAGTCCAGCCACACTATTGGGTATCAACTCCGCGGTGACGCCTAATTATTATACTGCTCGCAACGTCTTACCGTAATGGCCAATTTTGCACAAGGTGTCTACAAACCTTTGAATCCAAAAAAATATGTGGGCAAAGGACTGCCCAGATATCGTTCTGGCTGGGAATGGGCGTTCTTCCAGTTCTGCGACAACAACGAAGCTGTGCTAGAATGGGCCAGCGAAGCCATATCAATCAAATATCTCCATCCCATCACGGGCAAAGTCACTAGTTATGTTCCGGATATCTTCATGCGGTATCGCACCAAAAACAACAAGATCTGCACAGAGATCATAGAGATCAAACCTCGAAAGCAGACCACGATGCAGGAAGCCCGCAATGAGCGGGATAAGATGGTTGTGGCCATCAATCATGCCAAGTGGGCAGCTGCCCGGGCTTTCTGTCAGAAAAACAGATTAGTATTTCGTGTGTTAACCGAAGATCAACTATTTAGAAATCCAGCAGGATCAAAAAGAAATAAATAAAACATGCTAAAAGGAAAGCAGCATGTTTTATGTTTACTTGTATATTGATCCAAGAACCAATCTACCTTTTTATGTGGGCAAAGGTACTAAAGATAGGAAATTTTACCATCTAGAAGAAACGATAGAATCGACTATCAATAAAAGAAAGTTTTATCGAATCCAATCTCTGAGAAAAATAGGTCTAGAACCTATAATNGANGAANTTAAAANNTTTGACTNNGANGAAGATGCATACCAATTTGAGGAAAAGTTGATCAATCAATANGGTCGCAAAGGATACGATCCAAACGGAATTTTACTAAACATCTCAAAAAATTCAAATCCTCCCTCAAGAAAAGGCAAAAAATTAACAGATGAACAAAAAATAGCACACTCTTTGCGAATGAAAGAAGTTGCTAAAACCAGGAAAAAAATAAAAAGAATTCCTTGGAATAAAGGTCTTAAAGGAGCACAAGTAGCTTGGAACAAAGGATTGTCAGCAGGCCCAAAACCGCCGATGTCTGATGAAACCAAACAAAAACTTAGAGTTTACAATACTGGTAAGAAAAAATCAGTTGAAACTCGAGAAAAGATGTCAAAGAACATGAAAGGACGAGTTCCTTGGAATAAGGGTGTAACAGGTATTAAAAAGGCAACAAATCCTGTCACGCTAATAGATCCTGATGGAAATGAGTTAACTTATCAATCTTTAAGAGAAGCATGTGTTGATAATAATTTGACGTATACCTACATGAGTAGTGTTAATTCTGGCAAAAAAGCACATCATAAAAATTGGCGTATCAAGCGTCAATAAATATCAGCATGACTTTACCTACTAATAAAAAATTAGAAGAATTATTCGACCTACCATCTGGGAATGATAATGATGAGCAAACTGCAAGTGATGCGTCGGCGTTGCCCGTCATGCCAGAAACTCTGGCAGCTCTTGACAAGATCGAAGCCGCCCTCCCAGCAGTAAAAGGATTAGAAGCTTCGGATCAAGAGATGGATGATCTAGCTGGCAAGGCCACTGAGAGCTTCGACGATCTCATGAATCTTGGCATGCAAGTGGACAGTAGATATGCCAGTGAAATATTCGCCGTGGCCAGCACCATGCTGGGACATGCCATCACGGCCAAGACGGCCAAGATGAACAAAAAGACTGAAAATGAATCGATCTGCAGATGAAAAAACTCAAATTGGATCGTGAGGGTGGCGATGACAGCGCTGTCATGCCCACGGCCCAAGGGCATGTGCTGGATCGCAACGAACTGTTGAAACATCTGTTAGGCAAAAGTGATGACAGCACAAAACCACCACACAGCTAAATATAGCATAGGATTCCGACTATGAAAAACTTTGCAACATATCTCGCTGAAAGCGAAAAAACCTTTGCGTATCGCATCAAAATCGTGGGTGATCTGCCCGCTGGATTCATTGCCGCGTTCAAAGACAAACTGAAAAAGTTTGATCCCAAGAGCATCGGTGATGTGAAAACCACACCAGTATTGAGTAAACCACAAGATTTTCCTGCTTACCCAAATCAACGTGTGAACATCATTGATGCCACTTTCCGCTATCCAGCAACACCTCCACAGATACAGCAGTTCGCTGAATTGCTGGGGCTGGACGCAGATCAGATCTGCATCAATGATCTGCACTGGGCTGAAGGTATGGATCAAGAACTGGCTGGCATCGAAGGACAGAATCAAGATCTCCTGACCAGTCCATACCCTGCTGACAGCAAAGAGCAACGTGATCTCAAGAAAGATTATACCGCAGTTGGTGCAGACAAACAGGTAGTGAAGAATTCAGCCGAAGACGCCACATGGACAGTGGCTGGTGGTAAGACACCCAAAGCCGAAACCACAAATGACTTGCCCATGGGTGTGAAAAGCCCAATGACTGCAGTCAAGCGTCCACCAAAACCAGCCACAGGCTTTCGCCGATAAGGAAATAACAATGAACTCCATGTACGACATACTCAACAAAATGAAACTCCTGGAAGGCAAACAAGCCAAGCCCGACTTCCTGGATCTAGACAATGACGGCAACCGGAAAGAGTCAATGAAAAAAGCCGCCCGAGAAGTGGACGAAGGTATAAATGAATCTGACCAGTATTCAATTAAGAATACAAAAACAGGACAAACTTATCACGTTTCAAAATATCCAATCACCAAGGATAGTGAAAAGTATAAAAAAATTAAAGCGGCTGGTGGGGATCATGCTCATGCTGCAATTTATAAAAATGGTAAACTGGTTGAGAAAGTTGAAGAGCTTGATGAAGCTGGCTATTCAGCCAAGGCCGCACGTGCCGGCAAGGACATCGGCAAGCCCGGCAAACAGTTTGCCAAGATCGCCAAAGGTGCCGCTGAGCGTTATGGTTCAAAAGAGCGTAGTGAGAAAGTCGCAGGTGCTGTGTTGGCCAAACTGCGCAAAGAAGATGTCAACGAAGCCGACCAACAACGAAAAATTATTAAGAAAAACGGCAAGCCAGTGGGCGAAGTAGGAATTGATCCAGATGCCCCAGTTGGCCGCCCTGGTCAGTGGTATATGAAGCACTATGCTTCTGGCTACAACCTAGGTGGATATGATAGCCGTGAAGAAGCCATGAGTGAACTCAAATATGCTTTATCTCAGGAAGTCAATGAAGCCGACATGGAAGAAGGCAACGACTTTACGGGTGCAAGATTAGCAGCTATCCGTGCCGGTAAACCCACATTCAAAGTTGATGGAAAAACATACCGAGTCACGGGTGACACCCGCGATGAGCGGAAACAGGTAGATGAGATATCCGCAGATCTCCTGAATAGATCTATGCATGCTGCTTATGGTAAAGCAGCCGATGCTAAAGAAAAAGGACACGGTCAAGCAGCGAAAATCCACACCTCACAGGCCAGTAGATTCAAAGATGCCTACGCAACCAAAGCCAAAGCTCAACGCAAACAAGATGACGTCGACAGCTTATCAATGGCCAAACGACGCAAGGCTGGCTTGGCAGAAGAAGATCAGCTTGACGAGCGTGAGATGAAAGATAAGGACGAGTTTGATCGCTGGGCCGAGCCCGGGGATTACTACAAGTCAACCAAAGGCCGAGTGATCAAAACCAAAACTGGAGTGCGCCACGAGCGTGATGCCGAAGAAGAACAAGATGATGATCGTGACGATGACAAGCCACGCGGTCGTGGTCGCCCTAAGGGTAGCAAGCGTGCCTTGGGCGCCAAAGGCCCCACTGGCCGATCAAAACTCCTGAACCGAGGTTCGATCAAAGAAGGTGATAAGGAAAAATCCTTCCCTGACTACAAGGGCCCCCGAGACGAATATGGTGATCCTGATGATGGTGTCATGAGAGACTATCGTCCTCACAAACAGCGTGAAGAGGAAGATGAGAAATTCTGGGATCGCCATCATGACGATCTCCGTCGCGGTGACGAATCGGCCATCGAAGAAGCAATTGAGATGCTGGAGCGATCTGGATATGTGGTAGAAAAAGCTGTGAGCAAAGCGCAACGTGCTGCTGCTGGAATCGCTTATGCTGCCAAGAAAGGCGACATTCCCAAGAGCGAGCTCCGTGGGGCATCGAAAGAAATGGCCAAGATGCCCTCAGGCGAACTGAAAAAGTTTGCCAAGACCAAGGAAAAAGGCCTGCCTGAAAAGAAAAAAGAAGAATCAGTAGAAGAGACTACCACAGCAGGTAGCGTAGCCACTGCGCCTGCTGAAGCCCCCAAAGGCAAAAAAGGCATGGTGTTTGGCAAAGGTGTGTATGAAGGTCAGATCGCCGAGAGCTATGAAGCAAAACTCCAATCGATGCTCGCAGAAGGTATCAACTTCAACATGAGCATGGATGCTGAAGGCGGCAAGAGTCTCTCAGTCACGGCCACAGACGACGATGCTGTCAAACTGGCAGAAATCCTCAAGCTGGCTGGCATGGGGTCGGCACATGGCTACGAAGAAGCATGCCCAGCATGCGGACAAGCACCTTGTGGTTGCGATGAGCAGATCGACGAAGAGCTGGCCAATAGCCCCGATGAGCAATACTCTGACACAGACACCATGGTCAACACCCTTAGTGGAGGTCTCAATGGTCCCAAACGCCAGATCAACCCCAACAACATGGGCGATAATCCTTTGGCCATGCGCAATCTTGGCAAAGCACCCTCGGGCCAGATCAATCTTGGACAGGTAGCAGAGAACGTGCAAACCGAGACTGAACGCCGGCTCATGGATCTCTATCGCAGGATCGATCGATGAAAACCTTCCGCGATTATCTCACTGAATCTGCGCAACAGGCATCACACCCCTCGGTGGGAGATGCCTTTGATATTGAGCTGGCACCCGATGAATTAGCCGAAGGCTATGTGATTGAATCCACCAATGACCGGATCACTATAGTGCTGTCAGAATCTGCGATCGACGCCCTGGAACGCCGGGGTGCGTTGAGCGAGCGCATCGCTCGTTATGGCGCAGTAGGCAGCAACCGCGGTCAAGGGTTTACTGTAGCAGAAGGCCTCAGCGAGATTGATATCGAGCGCCAAGATTGGGAACGCATGAGCCCCCAGGAATTCCAGCGTGCTCATGGCAAAACCAAAGAACAGTGGCAGGTGGAATATGATCGTATGTTCAATCGCTTGCAAGGCCAGACACAGAAGGCCCTGCAGCGCACTGAGAAGAAAGACGTCGACTACTGCGATGCCTGCGACCGCCCCAGCAATCGTTGTGTGTGCGAAGATATCTTGGAAGGTTATCCCTACGGTCAACACAAGCCCAAACGAGGCGAATGTCCCGAATGCGGCACCGTGGGCGGACATGAAGAAGATTGTGCTCGCCATCCCGAGAATAAAAAACAACAATCAAAAGAACCCAAGAAAAAACAAGGTGTCACAGAAGATAATTTCCTGCAACGTGTGATGGAACTGGCCGGTTGCGGTCGCAAAATGAAAGAAGAAGCTAATACTTCAGATCCCCTAGCAGACAAAGTCGCTGCCCTGGCACCAGTGGGCGCCATTGGTGATGAACAACCTGCTACTACCATTGACGAAGGTGTGATGAAAGGCATTGCTGCTGAACTGGGCGAGATTGCCGACACTGAAGATTACGATGCTCTCTATGATCTCATGACATCTACTTCTCCTGCTGGTCAAATGGTACAAAAAATAGCCGATGAGATCGCTATCAACCATCATTTATACGATGATGATCACGAAGAACTGTTGGATCGGGTCATGGATCGACTGATAGACGATTTTGGAGGACAGCTCGACGAAGCCGAGTATCAAGGTCGCAAAGTCGAACTCAATAAGCCCAAACGTGGTGGGTCAAAAAAGTTTTATGTATATGTCAAGGATCCTAAGTCTGGTAATGTGAGAAAGATCTCGTTCGGAGATCCCAACATGAAAATTAAAAAATCTAACCCAGCACGTAGAAAAAGTTTTCGAGCACGACATAATTGTTCAACGGCTAAGGATAAAACATCNGCNCGNNATTGGNCNTGTCGGGCTTGGTGATAAAAGGAAAATAACAAATGGCACAAGCAAACGTATTCACATCAGCATCAGGATTGACCTGGCTCACAGACAAAGCTCGTATCACCACAGCTGATTCGCCTGTGACAGTGCAGATTGACATGATCTACGGCACACCCACTACGGGTAATCTCTATTCTGTGCCCACATCTGTGCCAGC